ATAAAACTTTCCGTAACTTCGTTACGAACTCCAGCTTCAACTGAAAGTTTATTCTCTGTCATCCATTCCTTTGTTGCATAACTGAGGTATTTGTCCATGTTATCTGTCATTTCTTCCTGCATGGCATCAATACGCTCGTCTTGCTCTTTCCTAGACTCTTCGCGAATCTGTTTTCGGATTTTTGCAATCTTAGATTTTACAGCAGCTTCAAAGATCGTAGCAGCTTTAGTCTTGAAAGTTTCAGAAAGTTCTTCACCGTCAACCAATGCAGCAACATCTTCGTCTACATTAACTTCGATTTCTTCCTTCTTTTCTTCTTCCTCATCCTCATCATCGCCTTTACCTTTTTTAGCAGCGATTGCTTTTTTCAAAGCAGGAGGAAGTTCACCCTCATCCATATCTTCTTCATCTTCTTCTTTACTTTCTGCTTTTGCAGATGCTTTAGAAGGTTTTGTTTTAGGGTCAGTAGCTTTCTTTGTTCCGCCTTCTCCATCTTCCTCTGATTCTTCTCGACCATCCTCTGCATCTATAGCAGGTAAGCCCAATTCTTTGTTAGAATCCTTTGCAGCTTCTTCTATTTTCTTCTCAATGTCACTATCTCCCATAATATCTGCTTCTTCAACTTGTCCATTTTCTTCAGCCATCTTAATACTCCTTTGTGTGTTTAGTGTACTATTTATAAGATTATAACTTATTCATAAAATTTTGAAATAATTTGACCTTTTTCTCATCGAGTTTCTTGGATACTGTATTTCTGATTTCATTCCGAATATCATATTCGATTTCTCCAGTAATACTAAACTCCCGACCTTCCATGATTCCATTAACAAATGCTTCTGGAGCACTAGGGTCGGAAACAATATCAACTGTAGATAATACAAAGTCTTTTTGAACTTCGTTTACACCTGTCTTGTTTGCTTTGACTGATCCAAGTCCTCTTGAACTTACTCCCAAACGTACACCAGACTCAATGAGATTCTTAACAATCTTACCATTAGGTGTATCCATGATCTTAGCTTTACCTATGAAGTTTTTACCATCTTCATAAAGTTCTGTGATAATATGTGAAACTCTATCAAGATTGATTGTTGGGCCAGAAGGATGTCCTAACTCTCCCAATGCTCTTGACTCTTTTACAAATTTGTTATTATAATTCTTAACTTCCTTTTGTAAAACAGAAAAAGGATAGACACGACCATTCTGATTCTGAATATCAGATTGCATAAAGATACCTTTGATATATTGTTGTTTATTTTTTCCTTCAACAATATACTCGACATCTTGTGAACATTCGGTTATAAGTTTCATTCGTTCTCCTTTGTTTCAACCTCTGGGGCCTTATCATGTGTGACGTATTTAAACCCTTTCTTAAAATCATCAACAGCTTTATATACTTTATTTCTCATCATATCTGTAAACTGATTATTTGCTTGTGTAAATTTTTTGTCTATAATATTTTTAACAATATTTGTTTCGTTCTCACTCATTGGATTTCCTTTCGTTTAACATAAAAGATGCATTATTTATTTGTTCTCTAAGTTCTGTTTCATCAACTTGATATTCGATTGATGCTTCTAGTATCGCCTTATTGATTCTCATAATACCATAGGTATCTGTTAATTTAAAAGCATAATGAATTGCTTCATTTATATTTCCAATATCAGGTGAATCAGAAATTTTCTTTGTGTAATTTTCAATAAAACTTGATTTAGTTATTTTCATAATTACATTGGCGCAGTTGTGTTACCAGTTAAGTCAGGATTATATTCAAAATCGTCTGGTTTAATACCAGTCTCTTTTTTGATTTGTTTATCAATCTCTTTAATATCTGCATCAGTTTGTCTTAGAATATTTTTTCTAACCCATTCGTTAGAAACATATTTTCCAACATATTCATCAACACCAGAAAGAATCTCAAATCGTTCACGCATAACTTCATTTTGTTTTAACTCTGCGTAATGTGAATCTTTAGTCCAAATATATTCTAAAGAATCTTTAATTTCATGCCAGTCATCTTCTTTGATAATTCCTTTAAGAAGTAACTGTACTCTAAGCAAGTCTGTAAATAGAGCTGAGAATCTGTGACGAATCCTAGAAATAAACTTAGAAAATTTTATTTCATCTCTATTGATCTCAGATGTTCTACCAAGATTAAATGATGTTTGCTCCGTTCCTTCAATTCTTGATATAGGAACATTCAAAGACTGATAAAGTTTCTTCCTAAAATATTCTATATCTTCAATCTCACCAAGATTCGCACCAGAAGGCAACGTACTAATTTCAGTACCTCTACCACCTTCCCGTCTTGGTAGCCAGAAATCTTCTAGCATTGACATTTGTTTTTTCTGATCTTCTACTTCACCCGTTACTGCGTTATAAACAACTTTCTGTTTATACTTATCCATTACAGAACGTAAGTATTGTTCTGCTTTAACTTTTGGAAGATTACCAACGTCAATATAAAATATTCTACGTTCTGGAGCTCTTGCCAAACGATAGATAACAAGTGAATCCTCAATCATCCTTAATTGATTATAAGGTTTGATTGCTTTATAAAGATACCCGATAACAACTTGTTTCTCTGCGTCGATTACACCAGAATGAACATAAGAAACAGCGTCAACTGAAACTTTTATTTCTTCACTGTATCTTCCTTGAGGTAAATACTGTCCAGTTTGTTGATCTGGTTTATAAATAAAATACTCTTCAATTTTTTTTATAAACTCAACATTTGTTGTTGGGTCTTTTTCTCTCTGTATCTCTCTTACTTTTTTGATGTCAAGTGCATCGACTGGAATCAAAGCTTTGATTCCGTCTTTTGGTTTTTTCGTATCTACAATAATATGATGATAAATTTTTCCATCAACATACCATTTCTTAAACAAGTCACAACCAGTTTTATTGAAGTCTAAAAGTTTTACTACTTTCTTAAACTCATCACTTATTTTCGTTTTTATAGAATCACTAAGTTCAACTTCGTCTAAAGAAATTGCGATAGATGATTTGCCAGTCTCATGTAAAACAGATTCATTAACAACATCTGCAATAGCCAAATCCACTTCCTGTGTCATTGACATCTCGCGATACTTTTGAATTAAAAGATTTTCGTCTTTTGCATCAATATCTGTATTTAAATAAGTTCCAACAAACCCGCCACCTTCGACATATGTAATCGCACCGTCATCATTTTCTGGTGTTATAAATGTGCCAACGTCTTTCTTAGGTTTCTTTGAAAGGGTGAATCCAAATATATCGAACGCCATAAAATATTACCTTTACTGAATTATTAAAATGAAGGGGGAGTTAAACTCCCCCTCGTCAAAATTATAAATTAATTCCTACTGATGCTCCGCCAATTTTAATCCTTCCACCAAGACGAATATCAACACCACCGCCATCAGTAGATGCATCCATACCCATACTATCAATAAGAACATAATTGACAGCAAAGGTTGTTTCAAATTCTTGTACTGCATCTGTTGTGTCAGCATCAAGAGTAATTGCTGCAGCCGATATAGGTAATACTTCCATTCGATAAGAACGTAGAATATTATTTTGTCTGTCCAACTGTGAAACAGTTGCAAGACCATATTCTGCTCTGTCATCTGGATCAAACTCAGAATAGTTAGATGTATGTGACTGAAGCATATTCATCCACATTTCTATTCCTGAACGATTCTGCCAATTAACATCATTGAGAATCGTTACTGTCCAATCTTCAAATGTTCTGTCGCCAGGCACTTGAAGTTTTCGGCCACGATAAGGAACTTCAATTTTTCCAATTGTAGAAGCTGGAATTGTAGTTGCTTTACATAGAAAGTCAAGGTCATCAAACCATACTGGCCCAACAATATTAACTCTGAATAAATTAGGTCTTACTCCACCTTTAAATTTTGATGCAAAATCTGAAATATTAGGCATTTTGTTACTCCTTTAATTTATGTATGTATTTATAATACCTTAACCGCCGATTTCTGAAAAAGATACGTCAGTTCTAGCAGCAATAAAGTTAAGTTGAATGAAGTTAATAGACCTTGTTGGCTTAATAAAAATATCACCAACAAAATTATTAGTATCAATAACCTGACCAGTATTATTTGTACTATCACAAATTACCTTAAAGTCAGTAATACCCCTTCGACCTTGAACATTTCTCAAGAAAGGTGTTACAATATTTACAAACTGAGAACGTGTGAACTCGTCATTGAACTCAAACAACATTGATTTAGCAGCAATCGCGATTGCTTTTTCAAGAACGATAAACAATCTACGAACATTGATTCTATCAAATGCACTTGGAACAGATAACATTGTTTTATCACCATATAGAATAACTCCTGAACCTCTTGGAGTAGCCAATGGATTGATACCAAGTTGATACATTACATCTCTATCTGCTGTTGTAGGCTCCCAAGATGTCCTTACAATGTTCTTAATAGTACCTCGGTTAAAACCAGCTGGTGACCACCAAGCATCATTAGTATAATCAGTTCTTGCACAAAGACCAGCAATATCACCGTTCATTGGAGCATAACGGAAAACATCATTGTATCTGTCGTATTGATATTTCCATGCACCATCCATTACCGCATAACTTGAAGAACCTAATGCTGTATTATCTGTTTCTAATGCAGCAAGTTGTCCATTACCAGCATGAACAACAGAAGCTTTATTAGGTGATACGAGAGCAATACAATCTTTTCTTGTAGATGTAATATTGTCAATAATATATCGACCTGTTACTGTTGATGCTGGGCCAGCCATTACTAGACTAACATCCACAACATCTGGATTTTGATACAATACATAAGCAGCTTGTAACTCTGAATCTGTCAGAGCATTACCATCAACACCACCTGTCATTGAACCACCAGGCATTTTGTGTAATTCGTTTGCACTATCAAATGAACGGAAAGTAGCTCCGAATTTTGTAGTTCCAGGCAACACACCAGAGTCATCAACTATAACAGACGAATCTGCTAATTCACTTGCAGCTCCCAACCAAATATAATCTGATTCATTACGCAAAACAGATCCAATATAACTAGAAGAACCATCAATACGTCTACCATCCAGAGCTTTACTAATGAAACCATGAGTTTCTATAACTTCACCAGGCATACCTGTCCATAAACCAAATTCATCAATAACAATAACGTGCATTTCGTCATCAGAACCACCTGCTGTTGCTACATCTGTTGATGTGCCAGGTGCTCTATCAAAACTTGATTTGAATATTTTTTGTAATTTTTCTGCATCTGATCCAACGGTCATAGTAGCAGCCCATCCATGACCATCAATAGCATGAACCTTTAAACTGTTACCTAGTGCGCCAGGATATTTTGCTACAAACATTTGATCTGACATAGCACTAACTTTTGAATCATAATCTAAACCATTATGAACTTGTAATGCTGTTCCAGCAGTACCACCGTCACCGACTACTGAATTTCGTGCTGATGTAAGTACGTTTCTTACTACCAATAAGTTGTTAGAGTAACCAAGAAAATTTGCAGCTGTTAAAAACCATTCAGCTGTTGTATCGTCTGGTTTACCAAAATATCTTACTAAATCATTTTCGTTTGTAATTGATGTTCTCTCTAAAACAGGGCCCCATTGGAATCCCCCTGCTATAGCACCAATACTTGTAGCTACATTTGGAACAACTGTCGTTAAGTCTCTCTCAGTAACAACAATGCCCGGGCTGACTTGAAATGGCATTTTATTCTCCTTTACAATTAATTACATTTTTTATATTAATATATTTTTCATCAATTGCATAATTTAATTATTCTAAGAAATCGTTTCCCATACTGTCCCGTCAGAGTCAACTTCAAACTCTTTTTGATTTAATCCATTATTAATATATCCGAATGGTACTGTAAAATCTTCAATATTTTGTAATTGATTTTGATATAAGTTATCTCTTATATTTTGATTATTCAAATCTTTAAAATATTGTTGATCTACTAACCATGCGAATAATACCAACGTCATAGCTAAATCATCATGAGCTCCATCGTCTGCTGAAAAGGAATCACCAGAAGAAACAAATGTAGTCAGTTCGGAAATCATGTCGTAATCGGGTATAAGAAGTTTATCCTCCTCTAACAAGGATTTTAAATTTGAACATCCAAGCTTTTTCATAGCTCTTGTAGTTCTTACTCCAAA